CTCAAATGCCATGAGCGCATTGGGATTGGCCACCAATGCATCGGCATCAAATGCCTGCTCTCGCTTGTCATTGGCCAGATCAAAGGTGATCAGGCTGACTTGCGGGTCTTTGTAGTCCTTGAAGATGTTCTCTTTTTTGCGTCTGAGGACATGGGGCCGCATGAGTTCTTTCAGCTCTGGCAGATTGCTGGCGCCGCTGGTGTCGAGGCCCCATGGCGCCGACCACATCTTTGCGTATCGGGCCGCAAAGTCGTACCAGCCGCCTCGGTAAATGCCAAGGCCGTGCAAGATGGGCCACAGCTCGATGGGCCGATTTGGTATTGGTGTGCCAGACAGGGCATAGACATGGCCAATCTTTTTCATGGCCAGCATGGCGGCCTTTGTCCTGGCGGCCTTTGGATTCTTGATCCTGTGGCACTCATCCAAAACTAGGGCGTTATATCTGTCCACATGAGTTACACCATATTGCAGCACATCGTAGTTAATGATGGTCACATCGGCTGAATTTTGCTGCCCTGCATCGCGCTTGCCGTTGATAACATGGACCGATACATTGGGCGCCAGCTTGTTGAAAGCCGCCTCCCAGACTGTCTTGGCAATGGCTGGGCAAACGATAAGGGCTGGGAGGTTTTCGAGAGCTGCTGCTGCTGTGGGTAGCGTCTTACCAACACGGGGCTGGTCGGCCAGTATGGCCCTGCGCCTAGATAGCAAGAAGAGCTTGGCCTCTTGCTGATGCGGGAATAACTGCATGATCGTTTCCTTCGTTTAATTTGTTTGCATCATATCTGATTTGTGCTAAAGTGCAATTTCTGTTTAATCGCAGAAACCGATGTAAACCCTTAAACCCTTAAAAGGAAAAAACCATGACACGAGTCGTAACCGGTAAAGTTCGCTTTTCTTATTTCTCAGCTTTGACAGCTCGCAAGAATGAGATGAACGGCAAAGAAGAGTTCTCAACACAAGTGCTGGTCCCAAAGACCGACACCGAGACTGTCAACCAATTGAAAGCGGCAGCCAAGGCCGCATTGACCGCCAAGTTCGGTGACAAGATTCCAAAGACTGTGCGCAATCCCTTGCGTGATGGCGATACCGAAACCAAGTCTGATGGCTCACCACTCGGTCCAGAGTATGCGGGTCACTACTTTTTCAACACCAAGTCAACCACCAAGCCTGGCGCTGTGGACATGCATGGCCACGACATCATTGGCAGCCAAGACATTGTCTCTGGTGACTATGGCCGTGTGAGCTTGAATGCTTATGCCTATGACCAAGCTGGCAATAAGGGTGTGTCGTATGGCTTGAACAACATCATGCTGCTGGCCAAGGGTGAGTCTTTAGGTAGTGCAAAGCCAAGTGCTGCCAGTGACTTTGGCGTGGTGGCCGGCAAGGCGCCAGCTGCCGAATCAGTCGACAGTGACTGGTGATTTGTCCTCGATCAGCTTATTGAGCGCAATGTTCAATTGATTGACTGATGTCCACAAAGGCTCCACAGTTCCAGACAGCCACCGGCTGACTTGGGACTGCTGGATGCCAGCGGCCTCGCACACCGCAGCCATGGTGATCTTGTGAGCCTTGGCCCTTGCCCTGATAGTGTGAATTGATTCCATGGGCGCATTCTAATTGCGGTATATGTATAAAAACAACATGGACAGAATTACTTCTTGCAACAAAATTTAATTCTGTCCATAATTGTTACACCTATTCAACTTAAACGAAAGAAACCGATGAAACCCTCAACCGAAACTCTCCTTGACTATTTGACTGCCTTGGCCATTGGCGTTGGCTTGGCTGTTTTACTTGTCGCATGGTGGTCAGCATGAGCAGAGACGAAATCTTTGAATTGATTGAGGCCAATGGCCTGACCTTGCATGGCGACATTGAACACTTTGCAGCGCTTGTCGCTGATCTTGTTTACGCTAAATACTTGGAACAACCAACACCCACCCAGACTGGCGTGATCTCAATAGCAATTTCAGAGCCAGTTGCATACCTTTGCGAGAACGCAGCTGGCCACAGATATTTCCGCTGGAAAAAGCCTTCAAGCGTATACAAGCCAATTGCGCTCTACACAAAAGAGCAAGCATGAACTACTTAGGCTGCCAACCCCAAAAGCCTGATGCCAAGTGCATGAATTGCAAGCGGCATAAGGATTCGGGGGTGGTTGTTGTGAATTCAAAAAGTAAAGCATGTGTGTACATGCCGATTTCATTACAGGAGAGAAAATGAAACCCACACCATCTTGCCCTAGAGACTTGTATGAGTTCAAGGCCATTGTTGAAGATGTTGACCTGGTCTGCTTCTTGGAATACAGCCCAGAAGAAAAAGGCTCGACAGATTCTTATGGCGCATCCTATGAGCCTGATTTAGAAGAATCCATGACATTGAATAACGCATACATCGCCGGCACTGATGTGGACATTGCCCACATGCTCTTGCAATCTTTGGTGGACCACATCGAGATTTCTGCACTGGAGAAGTTCAATGACCGATAAACCAGCTAGTCACTACCATGTGCCGAATGAGCAGTTTATGAATTCTCAGAAAGAATTGCCACTGGCCCTTGATGCCTGCCTCGACCTGGTCAAAGACTTACTCTCACCAGAAGTTTTTGGCCACGCAATGCCAGATGAAGTTAAAAGCCGCGCATTCGTGGTCAGGGCCATGCTGGAGCGCTTAAAAGCTCGAATGGAGGCCAGTGATGCCTAGAGGCAATAAACCCCGTGTAAGCCCTGCTATTGAGGCGGCCTTGCAGAAAAAAGGCAATCTGTCTGACCTTGATCTGGCCAAGATGTGTTTTTGTGTGCGCAGAAGCGCAGCAAGGATTCTGTTTGATCTTCACCGCCATGAGCTGGTCTACATCAGCGGGTACACCAGAGTGAGCGCCAATGGCCAGTGGCGGCCCCTCTGGTCATGGGGTGATGGTGTGGATGCCGAGGCGCCTGGTCCAGTGCCAGGCATCGAGCGCATCAGAAAACACCGCGAGAAAATGAGCGCTGATGACAAAGACTTCAGCTTGGCCAGACGCCGCCAGAAAAGACGGGTTGTCAAACGCGACCCTCTGGTGGCTGCGTTTTTTGGGAGTTGATATGCTTTCGCCAATCGTCAATACTGAAAAGAAAATTCCAGCCAAGATGCTTGAGGCTCTTGGCCTGCATGAGACACGCTGCGTTGTGACTGGCGTTAAGTCGGTAACAGAAGAATCGGTCAAAGCCTTTTTGACTGAGCGCTACGGGGAAAAGTTTGCAAATACTTTTGACCCGCAGTTTTTATTTAGTAGCCAAGGCTCTTGAGCAATTCGTCTGTAATCACACCAGAGTAGGGCTTCATTTGCATTGCCCTTAAATCTGATGGCCTTGGGTTTCTTGGGTCTGGAATGCCTCTGGCCTGCACGACATTTGGCAGCAATTGGAAAACATTGATATCTTCAGCCAATGTGCCAATCCCCTTACCAGGCACACCGCCAGGGTAAGCTGGGTGAGTTGATTTAATCAAGGGATTGCCAGCGAATATCTCGCCAACATTTTGCAGGCCACCCTCTTGGGCTGCCAATTGCATTGGGTCTGAAACGGCCAGTCTGGCGCCACCAATGTTGATGCCGCCTTCATTGCGAAAATCTCTGTCCATCATGGCCTTAATGGCTTTTCTCTTTTTATCTGGTGCAGCCCTAAACTGCTGGACACTTGCTGGGTCAGACACGCCAGACCAGTCGGGGATAAATTTCTTGATTGACTTGTCTAATCTGTTTTTCTGTCTGCTACCCATAGATGCATCAGCATAGGCCAGCATTGTTTCGCCGGTCATTTGCGCAAAGTCGCCGCCAGTTGGGGCCATGCGATATGGCAAATAGATTGGGTTTTGTCCTGTTGCGCTCTTAACTTCTGCCGCATATTTCATCAAAGCATTAGCAGGCGCATTGCCAGAAGACCAAACAAGACCTGGGTTGTTAAACATGAAGTCTTGGCCACCAAGCAGGCCAACAGGCCGATTGAATTGCACATTGTCAATGCCAAGCAAATTGCCACCGGCTGCTGTGCGATCGGCCATGCTTGTAATGAATGGCATACCGGCCAAGTTGGCCAGCGAAACAGTTGGAGCATTTGTGGCATTTGGATTGAGCTGCACATCACGGGTCATCGCCTGCATTCTTGCCTGCTCTAAAACCCTTGGGTCATAGCGTGGGTCAAACGCGCCAAAACCGCTGCGGCCAGCCTGGGGCAAAATGTTTAGCTGAGTGTTTTGCGCCATATCACGCAAAAAATCAGCGCCAGCACCACCGCGCTCAAGTGTTCTTCTGATCCTTGGCTCCATGGCCCTTTCAAGCTCCATGCCCCTGCGCTCTGCTTGGGCCAGATAAGACTGCCGAGGGATTGAGCTGAGTGCAACAGCTTCTGGGATTATTGGTGGCAGCTTGCTTTGCTCCATGAGCTGCGCAGCCTTACCCAAAGCCTCTTGGGCCACCCTGCCCCGTGGGACATAGGTGTTGCGCTCCATGAATTTTCTGGCCTCTTCTTGGGCAATGCGCACAGCTTGTGGGCTGCCATACTGGCCACTGGTCAAGCCTTTGTAAAGGCCGTATGGAGCGCCAACAACACCGGACACCAGTCCAGTGCCAAGTGTTGCGCCAGTCTCACCAATGCCCTCTAGATAGTCCAGCAAGCCTGCCATGTTTATTCCTTATGGTGCGACATAGTCGGGCAACATTCCACCAATCTGGCCAGAGCCACGGCCTGCAACACCAGCAGCTCTTGCGCGAGATTCGTTCATTCTCCTAACAATCTCAGCCAGTTGGGTCAATTGCTGTGGATCACGCGAGAGCAAGATGCGGCCAATCTCATTTCGCACCGCCTCTGGGGTTTGAGTCTGACGGGCCATATTGGTGGCAGCCGTGACAATAGCCATTGGGCTTCCAGAGGATACCGCGCCAGCTGTCTGAGCCAATGGTGCAATGTCTAAATCAGCAGCCCCAGCCTGTCTTGCAAAAGTCGGTGATCCACGGCCAGCTGATTCCAATTTCTTAAGTTGCTCTTCTTTCAGCACAGTTGCTGTGTATGCCTTGTAATCATTTCCAAATGCAGCCTTCAATCTGGCTTGAGTTGCAGGCTCTTTGTAAAACTTGAGCAATGATGTTTGGCCAGCCTCTGTGCCGGTCTTTTCACGCAAACCTTGCAACACGCCAATTCTGAATGCGTCAATCTCTGATGGACTCATTCCCCTTGTGGCTTGCTGAATGTCCAGAATGTCGCCCTTCATCACACTCTTACCAATTTCAGCAGCATCTATCATTTGGGATGGTCCAGCCCATGTCTTCATGGCCAAGGTATATGCAGACTGGCCACCCACCTTGGGTGACTTGGACTCAAGCACCCCAACTAATTTCTCACGCACATCATCGTATGCATTGGCTTGTGAATTTTGTCCGGCTTTTCTTAATTCTTTTGATGCGTCATATAAAGATTGCTTCAATGTATCTAAGACATTCATTGGCACTTGCTCACCATACTTGAGCTTGGACAAATCAATTGTCTGACCAGTCTTGGTCTGAAATAACAATTCAGAAGCGCCTTGAACACCTTTAGACCTATTAAATACATCAGTTAATGAATTATCAACTTGCAAAATCGCTTTATCGATGGCTGCATAGTAGGGGCGTGATTCAGCAAACCTTTGAGCGCTGAAATTGTCCAAAGTCTGTAAAAACTGAGCGCCACTAGTTCCAAGTGTTTCGTCAGCGCCAGTCATCAACCGACCGGCACGGCCAACTTGGCGATCACGAATGGCGCGCTCTGTAGCAGCTGCCGTTGTGCCAGGCAATGTGGCCTGCACATCGAGCAAGTTGCGCGTGGACTTGCCACCCACATCAGCAATGCGAGCCTCTGGGCCTAATTTCAAAAGTCTGGCCTGCGCTCTGGTCAATGCGTTTGCCCCTGTCAATGGCTCTGGCACATCACGAATCAATGCCTCTGCCACTTTTTGCTGTGCATATGTGCCAGCAGCTGTGGGAGACATGCGCGCCATGACCTGGCGACCACCAGCGCCAACCATACTCATTACCGGCTGAGTGGTAACACCAAGGCTGCCGCCGACCAATGCGCTTTTTCCGGCCTCTTTCAGCACATCCAATGCGTCATCTTCGTATGAGCCACCAAGGCCGCTGACAAATCCATAGCCAGCACCAGAGCCACCAGCTTGGGCCATGCGCTGGCCTAAACCCATGACTTGACCAGCACCAGGCGCCGCAGTCATGTATCTGCCTGCCGCTTGAATTGATGGCGCAACACTTGGCGCCATCTTCCCGATTGCAGGCAGTGCAGCTCCACCAACATTTCTCGCGACAGTGCTTGGCAGGCCGCCAAGGACCATTGGCAAGCTGGCCACCATCTGGCCACCAGCCGCTTTGAATGGCGCTTCTTGCTCATAGGACTCAGCAGCACCGCGCATGATGTCGCGGCCTTGTGCGTAGGCTTCACTTAATGGGATGCCTTGCTCAATGGCTGCAAATGGAGCGCCAACAGCACCCACAATTTTGGGGAATGCGTTGAATGTTGGGCCTTGCATGGCGCTGACAAATCCGCGAAATGCCGTTGGCAGTTCTGTGCCTTCTCTATAGGCCGGTGACTGTCCCAAGAATTTTAGGATTTCGCTTGGCTTGTACTGATTCTCAAGCGCTGCCGTGACCTGTGGTCCAACAGTTGGCATCTGGGCCAAGAATTGAATGATTTCGTCATCCTTGTAGCCAGCTTTTTGAGCTTCTTTGATTTTCTCTTTAATGCCATCCATGATCAGCCTCCTGGTACTTGGAAGATATTACCAAGGGATGGTCTTGTTGTACCACCGCCAGAACTAGCACCGCCAATTGGCGCATTGCGCATCAATGATGGGATTTTTGCTGGAGCGCCAAGAGCTGTATTAAGGTTTTTAAAACCATAAGCCTGACCAAATCCTTCATATTCACCGCGCTTTTGGTTGTATGCCTGCCCAGCAGCTGCATACAGTTCGTTGGCCAAAGCCTTAAAGTCATCCCGCTGTGTGGGTGTGAGTTTTTGGCCAGACATCATGTTGTTGAAATAGTTCTGCAATCTGTCCATGCGGCCAGAAGCTGCCATGGCAATTGCCAATTCAGATTCGCGCACCACAGAGCCTGGGTCTAGCAATTTCATAATCTTTGTAGCACCAGCAACATCACCAATTGGTGTGCCTGCGCTCAATGATGAAACCACCTGACCAAATGCGGCCTGCATGTCGCTGAAGTCTTTGTAGATTGGCTCTTGCTTAAATGCACTAGCCAACTTCATTTCATTCTCAAAGCCCTTTTGGCCACCAGTCATGTCTACAGGCACTGTGACACTTGTCTTTGGTGCAATCTGCGCACGATACTGGCCAACTTGACCAATACCCGCTGGACCAGTTCCAGCCAATGGCTGGCCACTGATGTACTCCACAGCTCGGATGTCAGGGGATTGAGCCTCGTATGGCATAGCGCCTTGGGCAATGCGTGGTTGACCCTGCTTGTTGTATTGGACCATGACAGTCCTACCATTCATCACAATAGGTGTTGGAGCGCTGTATTCTTCAGCAGCTTGAGACATCTTCAAAATCTCAGGCAAACCCTGCTCTGGCTTCATTCCAGACAATAGCGCCCGTTGCGTTTGACTCAGGAACGAAAATGGGCCGCCTTGTGGCGCTGTTGGTGCAGCATTCATCAATGCGGCGCGATTAAGCGTTGGGCCGACTCGGCCAGCAGTTTCAATTGGTGCTGCAAGACTAGCTTGTGCTGGTGTCATGCCACCAGGCGTAGCATTAGAAAATAACTTGGTGTATCCAGCTTGACGCGCACGCTCGGCCTGCATCTCTTTGAGCTTCTCATTCAAAAGCAAATCTTGAAAAGACCCAGCTCTTGCCTGCTGATAGCCCTGCTGGCCAGCCTGCAAAGCTGATCCAAGTGCTTGGCCTAAGTTGATGGGGGTTGTGCTTCGGCCACCAGCCTGCAATAGTGCAGCAGCTGCTGACATTGCAGCATTGCGGCCCAAGAGCTTGCGCTGGTCTTCTGACAGCAGCGCATCAAGACCCGATGGTGTGCCGCCCATACCGCCGCCAAACATGGCGCCTATGTTGCTGAAGTCAAATCCATTTGCCATATTTCCACCTTATTCCAATAAACCCTTGAGGCGGCTTTTAACCACATCGCCTCTGCTCATCATATTAGTTGATCCTGTGCTTGGCGCAAGCAAAGATGCAGCCATCATGGCGCGTCTTTCCTGACCAGGCTTGATGGCCAATTCTGCCACCGGTGTCCCACTTCTATCCATGGCCACCGCCACATTGTCAAAGCCCTTGGCCTGATCATGCGCATAGCCAAACAGAGCCATGCCCACATCACGCTCAGAGCCTTGGTCAATGATCTTGACCTTGGATGGGTCGCTGGTGATCACAATGCCCCTGCTGGTCCTTGCCACTGTCAGCCCATCAGGGATGCGCGAGGGCATAGGTGATCCAGGCGTGATCAGGATGGTGTCGCGCTTGCTTGATGGGTCAAGCAATGCCATCAGCTGCGCATCAGCGTAGCGTTGTGGCTCTGGCGTTGGTGTGTTTGGCATGTTAGATCAGGGCAAGCAATGCGCCAAGACCAGCGCCCATGCCGCCACTAATGGCGCCACCGGTCAGGCCAGCCAATTGAGAGCCAGCCAATGCACCGCCAAGCAGTCCAGCGCCAGTGTTTTGTGTGTATGGGGTCTGGGTTGTCATTCCTAAGTTGGCAGGGTTTGCGCCAAGACTTGATTGGACAACACCAAGGCGCTGCAGGCCAATGTTGCGAATGGCATCCATTCGCTGCTGGTCTTGAGCTTGGCGCATACCACCAGCGCCCATCACAGCTTGAGCGCCAGCAAGACGCAAATTCTGCTGCTGCGCTGCCTGGTTGCCAAGCTGGTTTGCACCGCCAAGTCGCAATTGCGCACCCTGCAAGCCAGCCTGCTGGTTAGCAAGTGCTGCCTGCTGGCCAGTGCTTGTGTTGAATTGCGACATCTGATTTCGGGCAGCTGCGTTTGCAAGTGCAGCCTGATTCATCGCACCAGCACCAAACTGAGAGGCTGCTGTACGCTGTGCAGCGTTTTGCATTGCAGCTTGCTGCTGTCGTGCAAGGTCTTGCTGCATCTGGTTAGATGCAACATCAAAGCCTTGCGCTCTGAGCTGGGCAGCAGTCTTTGCGGCCTGCTCTGCAAACTGGCCACTTGATGCACCTTGGGCCAAGGCTTGGCGTGATCCACCAAAAGCCTTGGCTGCCGATGCCTGCTGGCCAATTCTGGAAGATGCAGCAGCCCTTGCTTTTTCAATGTCACCCAAAGATGCGTCAATCACCCCGCTGGTGTATGGATTCATATAGCGACTGATGTCGCCCATATTTGCCTGTGCGGCATTGACATCGGTTGCGCCATAGCCCTGCGCACTAGCAAGAGAGGCTGGGCCTGCGTTAAAGCCGCTGACCATGCTAGGCTGATACTGCGCGCCTTGCGCAGTCATCTCAGCAGCTCGGTCAATGTTTGCAAGACCTGGTCCGGCCAAGCTCGTGTTGACTAGCTGGCGCTCCCCAGCCTGGTACATCGGATTGAATTCAGCAAACTCTTGCACAGGCAATGTCCCAGCGACATTCTTGGCCTGCTCAAAGTTTGCAAGGAACGCTCTTTTGACATCTGGGTCAATTGATGTTGAGGATGTTTGACTTCCACCTTTTGACATTTTGCGTTCCTTTAATCTAAGAGAGATTTAATCTTTTTGGCAGGCACTTTGCCTTCGTTGATCATGTCTAAAAGTCCACGGCCATATTTTTTGACAGCAGATTTTTTGATGACATACTCACCGCGCTGGACCATGGCAAAGCCATCATCTGGGCCTTTGGGGTTTGGTCCAAGCAGGCCGCGAATCATGCCGCCCTTTGCATAGCCAGCCGTGTCAAAACTGTCCTCGCCCATGTCTTGGCCATCATCGCCACCAAGATCACCGCCCATCTCGCCGCGAAAATCACCGCCAGTATCCTGCACATCTGTAGCTGGCGCATCGGAGACATAGTTATAGGATGGAGCCTGATATTGGACATCGTCATAGGATGCGGCATCAATATCAGAAGCACGGGCGCTTTCAGCCAAAGCCTCTTCGCGCACAGCATCCTCAACACGGGACACTGCATCTGCACCTTCTTGGTCATAGATTGCCTGCTCGTACCTATTGATAGCGTCTTGTCTATCTTGGTCGTATTGCTCGTCTGCTACTTCTTGCTCAATTTTATTGACAGCATCTTGACCAGCTTGGTCGTATGGGTCGATTCCAATTGCAGGGGCATTGCCCACACTTGCGCCACCGCCACCACCTCCTCCGCCGCCACCACCACCGCCGCCGCCGCCACCAGTGACAGCATTGCTTTGCATAGTTCTGTTGTAAATGCCAGGGTCAAAACCGCCAAGCGCGTTGCCCATAGAAGAATTTGCGTATGGGTTTCTAAAAGCTGGCATCATTGCCATGATTTGCGAGTAAGGGTCATCGCCAGTAAATTGTGGCAATGGCTGCTGGGGCAAACCTTTATTTTGTTCATTTGGTTGAGCAAAATTTGTATATCCTGAAGCGCCACCTAAACTCATATCAGCTCCTTTGAAAGAATAAACCACTGAGGCTCATATCCCTCGTCTTTTAAAAATGTACGCTCCCAGCCCTTACGGCCAGCCAGCGTTACCCTTGTACATCCGACAGACTTGCCCCATTTTTCAATATGAGGCCGCATCTTCTTCAATTCATCGAGATCACCACCAGCAAGAAAAAAGTGCAAATCCTTTAGCTGCGGATAAACAATCACCTCTGTCACCACTGCTGAAATCTGACCTGGCCACAATTGATACCGATTTGACAGAATCCCCGCAGCAATGTCGTCTAGTGTATGTGTCCCACCGCTGTATTCTAAAGCCGCCTCAATCCATTGGCGACACCGGTTGATCTCATAAATTCGGTCTGTCATCGTTTTCCAGAAGCCACAGCATCAAGCCTAATCACCCCAACACGCCAATCGGCCAAAACCGCACCAGTCACCTTGATATTGACTTGGCGGCCAGAAAACCTGACAGAAGTTGGGTTTGCTGCCGTATATGGTCCAAATGTCGATTGCGCGCCAGTGGGGTAATTTCGGGTTTTGAATGAAACCACAGCCTCTCCCAAAGTCTGCTCATCTGGGATGACCTCACGCACAGACATGATGTTTTCGCCATTGCCAATCTGCAATGGGCCAGACTCAGCATAGATGCTGGCGCTGTCATAAGCAAAACCCACCTCATGGTCATAGAGATAGCCATCGGCAGAAACCATCAAGGGATTGGTAAACACGCCAGCATCAGTGCCAGCTGTTCTGCCTAATGTGCCGATGTTCCAATGGTTTTCTCTGTAGTTATATGTGACATAGCTGTCATTCTCATTGCTTCCACTGCTTGGGTAATACCACCAAATCTCACCAAATTTGCTGTTGTGGACAGCATAGATTTTTGATGATTGGTTGAAGTTCATGTTGCCAAAGACATAGTCCGACACATCACTTGGCAGTGGCTTGACATACCCGTCATACATCCAGAAACCAGACTTGCTCATCCAAATGGCCGCAGTGTCAATGGCCGCCACAGATTGGGCAGATATCAGGCCGCAGCCACTTCCAGCCTTTTCAAAGCCGTAGACAAATGGGGCGCCAATGTACTGAGCCGTGTGGACATCGACATCGGTAAACAGTAGGTTTAGACCCTTGACCCTCTTGCCAGCGATCAATGTGCCAGGCGTGGCCAGCTCATAGTCGCCTGCCTGGTTGTCGCTTGTCGGGGTCCATGAAGTGTTGTCCTCTTGGTCTGACCACTGCACCTTGCGAGGATTACCACCAGCGCCAAGGGCAAACATGATGCGCTCGGAAGTGACAAGCACTGCCTTGTTGCTCGTTGGGGCATTGGTGATTGCAGCTGCGATGGTCGGTGTGGAAAAGCCGAGCTGCCACTCATAGAGCTTGCCATCGGCATTTGAGCAGGCCACCAAATACTCACCCCATGTGTCCATGGACCATGTCGTGGCCGGTGTGATGCTGGAGCTGTCTGGCCGTGCGACACCATAGGCAAAGCTGCCATAGGTCGAGTAACCATAGCCGGTCTTGACCACCGCATCAGCCTCACCCACAGTAAAGCTAGTTGGGGTAATGTCTTTGAGTGTCCCAGCCTCATTGAGGGCATAGAGCTTGGAGTGCGTACCAGCTGCGATCCACCGGTCAGCAGTGTTGTCGCGCCAAGTCAGCAGCCCACGGCATGATCCTGTCAGCTGGCTGGCAGACTTCTTTCGCCAGCCACCCATGGGCCGCAAAGTATTCTCAAACCAGCGAACAAGGTTTGCGTCAAACCATCTGCCTGCTGCCTGATATTCAGTGCCGTTTCTATAAATGCCTGGTGGTAATTTGAGTGGTATGTACATGGCTATGTTGTTGGTAAGTTAGACACAAAACTCATTGTGACAATGGCTGATGGCACTGCTGGCCGTGTAGGGCTGGTGCTAGTCCCAAAATGCTCAATACTTACACCAGTGTTTTCAGTTCTCCACATGATCTCAATGTAATCGTTTGAATTCATGCTTACAAAAAAGTTCAATGCAGCAATGATATGGCTAGGATCACCAGTACCTTTTCTTGCTACTAAGTGAAATCTACTGTTTGAGTTGTCAATGTTTGTACCATTCTTGCGAAACCAAATATCCACATCTTGACCATCGTTTGTGGTGTTTTTTAGTTGAATGGAAAACTGCAAGTTCCAGATTCCGGCATCGGCCACAGTGATTCTGCTATTGCTGGCAATTGTCACGCCATTGGAAAAGTCTGTCGTGTTGAATGTGACAGCATAGGCCGTGGTGGTGTTGGCTGCTGTTTGGTCTGTTGAATCTTGAAACGCGCCATGCGGGTTATTCATAAACTTGCCACCCCTTGGACCAAACAAGGCGCCAAGGACTGAGATCAGTTTTCTGAAAAAATTGTTTAAGGCGCTGTTGTTCTCATTTAGATTTCGGCGCTCATACACCTCTGGCGGGTAACCCAGACTCGGTATTGATGGGACTTCTAATTGTTGCTTGACATTGGCCATGGCTCAATTTTGCCACCTTATGCCATGTCTAAACCAGCGGCCTTGACTTCGGCCACCCGTCTGCCCCAGCCCTTGCCGAATGTGGGCCAAGTTGGCAGATCGTGCAAAAAAGACAGGCGCCTGTCGTTGTAGGCGCTGACCAGCTCATTGGCATCCATGGCCGCCACGGCCTGCAAGGTCTTGGGGCCAATGCCGCCGTCAGGCTCCACGCCGACAGACGATTGCAGCCACTTGGCAGCCCTGCCTGGGCCAGAGTTGATGGCAGCGTCAAAGACGCAATAATCAACACCGGCAGGCAGATCATCGCCCTTGATCTTGTCCCAGTATTTGGCTTTGTACATTGGACCCACGATCTCAGGCGTCAGGCCGCGCATGGTCTTCTCATCCACCTCATGGCCCACCCACTCTTCCCAGACCCGTTTGGTCACGCCAAGGTTGGTCATACCGCCTGGATCACTTGGGTGGTTGACATAGCCACCCTCATGGTGCAGCACAGCTTTTAAGCAAGATTCAAAGTTCTCTTTCATTTTTTCACCTTATCAGCAATCTTCTCCATTGTCCTACCCCCGAAATAAAAAGACATAACAAGCATGCCCCATTGCCCCAGTAATTCGACATAAGCCCCACGGGTTTCATATTCAAAGATCGATGCAATGGCAAAGCCAGAATAGGCCACCAAAAGGAATACAAGGGTCATAGGCCGGATATTCTTTGACATCCAAGA